GTTCCGGCTATCGGTCAGGAGTTTCCGACTGTTAATGCAGACATGCCGGACAGCGTTCAGATCGAGTTTACTGCAGGATATGGCGCAGACGAGAACTGCATGCCAAGGCTTATCCAAGCAGCAATCAAGCTGTGCGTAGGAAAGTGGTTCTACGACCCCGCGCAGGAGTCGTCAGCACTTCATTCGCAGGAAGCTGCCTATAGACACATTGTTCTTAACTTAACAAGGGACAGCTATCCATGAGGAAGAGAGTTGGATTCCGGCGGCACAGGGCGTCATTCCTTCGCCATAACGGCACTCTTGATAGCCATGGTCAGCCCACGTATAACACTCCCAGCGATTGGGTCGTGTTTTTTGAAGACTGGCCTTGCGAGTTTGTCTCAACGGTCGGCGGAGAGATACTTCGCGGTAGGCAGGTTACTGCAAAGTCAACTCACGCAATGTTTGGAAATTACATTGCCGTCGAGGGGATTGATGCGAAGATGAAGGTTGAAAAAGACGGACTCACCTACGGGATCACGAGTTTCTCTGACCCCGAAGGTATCAGGACTGAAATGAGGGTTGAGCTACGCTTGGAGAAGTAAGTGGGAGTCATAAGCCATGCAGGTGCGTTAGCACAGCGAGTGATAAACGACAGGAACTTCAAGAGCTACAAGGAAAAGCGGGCCGGAGGTGGCCTTGCGAGCATTGGAGTTGACGCGAGGAGCTGGGATGCTGCCGCAAAGGTTCTTGAGAAGTTTCCAAACGAAATGAAGTACGAGATAGTCCGTAAGGCTGGCCGTGCTGCTGCGATTGTCGTGAGAGAAACAGCGAACACGATGCTTCACATTGATTCAGCACCACGCTTGCCAGATCAGGGGCAGTATCCCGGCAACTCCAAGGACACGAGGACTTTTGAGAAGAAATCTCAAGAGCAGCAATCCGCCCGCGAGGGAAGGCCGTCCATGACCGACAAGGTTGGAATCAAGCCTCAGGCCACGCAAAACGGATACCTTCACATGATTGGCCCGAGACATCCTTGGGGATCGCATGCTTGGATTCTGGAGTGGGGCGGAGTTATTCAGCTTTGGGGCTCTGACCGGTATTACCACTTGGTCCCCAGACCGTTCATGGACCCTGCGGGAAACAATACGAAGCGAGAGCAGTCAAGGCAGTTTATCAAGAAGATGCAAATAGAATGGGACACATGGTAATATGAGCGGAACTGGACCTGTAGCCATGCGTTCAATCCTTCTAGACAGCCCCGATGTTGTCTCTAAGGTTGGTAACAGAATATATCCTGACTACCTCCAAGAAGATTCGCAGCTTCCAGCTTTACTTCTCTGGACTATCTCAGCCACGCCGTTTGACTGCATGGATGGCGGCATGGGTTTCGAGAAGGGGAGAGTCAGGCTTGAGGCTTACGCTGAAACGAGACAAGAGGCAGACCAGCTTTGGCTTGCCGCAAACAAAGCACTTTCAAAAGACCTAAAGCGGGGCGTTCACGCTGGGGTCTTGGTGGATGGAATAACCCAGTCAACTGGCGTTTTCCACATGGCCGACAGGCCTGTTGACGGCTCAGACCGTTGGCGTTATCGCAGTATTCAAACGTTTGAAATCACTTACTACCTCTACGAGAAAGATTAGAAACCATGGCTTATGTAGGCATGACTGGACAGGGGGCGATTGCAACCCTGTCAACGACCGGCGCAGTTGGTTGCATCAGAAGCATCAAGTTGCCAGAATGGACACAAGAGAAGATCGACGCATCTTGCTTGGACACAACTGACTGGATGCGATACATCCCCGGCGACCTCAAAGACCCCGGACAGGTCGAATTGACCGCAGTGTTTGACCCAACCTTGGCAATGCCTGAGCCAAGCGTTCAGGAAACTCTCACTGTCACTTTCCCAATCGGCGACCCCGCCAACACGACAAACGCTGTCCTTACTGGATCGGGCTTTGTTTCCAGCGTCGGGCTTCCAAGCATGGAAATCAACAACCTGCTTGAGTTGACACTGACGTTCTGCTTTGATGGCGACGACACTGATCCACCTACTTTCTCGCCAGAGGCGGCGTAATGGATTCGGTCAAGATAGAACGAATCTACGGGAAGCCCGTAATGGGCCGAGGCAAAAAACCTACGCAGGTATCCCGCGTAAGGTTTGGGGCCTTTATGGTCGGCCTGATCCATGATCGCTGCCCGGACGAGGGGAAGGTCACGTTCACTGTGACGAACCTCACGGACGAGGAGAAGGATCACATACTCCGAGAAGTCTCTGCTATAATGGGAGTTGAAGCGAAGGGCGTTGTGAGCCCCGGCATCCCAGCAAAAGACCAATCGGAGAATATGGATTATGGCGACTTCTAACAAGAAAGTATCGCTAACTCGCAAGGCGTTCCTCAAGGACCTTGTTGTCAAGCCAGTGTCAGTGACCATTGACAACAAGGTTGTGTGGATTCGCCCCATGAGTGAGGTGAAGCGTTCGACTCGATCTGTCCAAGCCTTTGATGAAAAGGGTGAGCTTAGGCAGGATTATGTCATGAAGCGTAGGGTTTACGCCATCGTCGATCAAATATGCGACGAGGAAGGCGAACTTCTTTTTACCGAATCCGACATAGACATGCTGCTGGAGTTGGATAGCGCGAAACTTGACCCTTATTACAGGGCAATCGCAGAAGTCACTGAGGATGACTTGGGAAACGAGTAGATCGGGTCACTCGCATGAAGGCCCACTTCAAGCGAAACCACCGACTTGCTTGGGCTTTCGAGATATGCAGCGGGTTGTCGATAGATGACCCTGTTGCGTGGATGGACGCTGTTGACCCGGTTGTTCTGGACAGATGGATTGCTTACAAAATCTTCAAGAGGGAAGTAGATGGAGGGTCTTCTGACGACTCGCCTGAATCTGCCCTTGAAAAACTCAGGAAAATGTAAATGTCATCTGTACAGATAGGCGCGCTTCGATACGATATTCTGAGCGACACGACTTCATTCCAAAAGGGCATGAAGATCACTCGCTCGGAAATGCGACAGTCAACGAAGGTTTTTAGGGATACTAGGAGCCCGCTTAATCATCTCAGGGACGCTGAGGCTAGGCTTAACAACCTCCGCGCAAAGGGGATCATTTCCATTCGCGGTTACGTCATGGAGATGGCGAAACTGCACAAGAAAAAGAATCAGGCCACAGCAGATGCGAAACGCGAAGACCGCGCCCTTCAAAAGCTGAAGTTTCAGTACAGGATGATGCCAAAGTTTTTGCGTGACAGGATTAACTGGCACCACAGATACGGCAGGGCTCTCGACTCCATTTACAAGAAGGAGATGAGGAACAGGCGGGCGGGAGTTGGCGGCAGTGGCGGAAGCCAAAGGCTGGCGAACTTCGGCGGCTCTATGGGGTCTGCACTGGGGTTCGGCGGTGCTGGTGCTGGCCTTGGGCGAATGATGGGCTACGGCATGGCTCTCGGGAGCATCGGTGCTGGTGCGGTGATGGTGAAGAAGGCAATCGACGAGTTTCGGGAGCTTGAGACTGCTATTGTTGACATGCAGGTCATCATGGGCGATGACACGGCTGGTAAGGCTCTTGTTGATAACCTCAAAGAGATAGCAAAGACCACGCCGCTTACAGCGAAGTCTCTCATCAAAGGCACCCAGACGATCCTCGGTTACGGTCTCGCTGCAGAGGGCGTTGAGGATACGATGTACCGCATCGGTGAGATCGCTGGTGGCGACACAGCAAGAATGGACTCCCTGACAAGGGCTTTTGCTCAGGTTCAGAGTGCTGGCAAGCTAATGGGACAGGAGATGCTCCAGCTTGTGAACGCAGGCTTCCCGATCAAGGCGATTGCCGATGCCGCCGGGGTTTCCATGAAGGACTTCAGGAAAGAGATGGAGGCGGGGAATATTTCAGCCAAGTACCTGACTCAAGCGATGGTCAACCTGACCGAAGAGGGCGGGATGATGGAAGGCAGGCTCAAGAGGCAAGCTGAAACAATTAACGGTGCTTGGACGATAGCAACGGGCTCGATTGACCAAGCATTAGCGAACTTCGGCGGATCGACGAAGACAGAGATAAGAGACTTCATTGGCCTGTTCGGCGAGGCGTCTGTTGCTACCATCAACTACGCCGGGCAGGTTGCTAGGTTCTGGAACG